AGTTATTTGGCCTACGGATTTTACACATCCTCATAAAGGAGTAATATCTCATACAGAAGAAAAATATATTGCAACAGGATGGTTTGAACTTATATGAATTTAGCTAATTATTATTGGTTTTTTAAAGGAGCTCTTACTTCACGATTTTGCGATGAAGTAATTAAATATGCTAACTCACAACAAGAAGTCTTAGCTAGAACCGGTGGATACGACAAAGAAAAATTAACCACAGAAGATGTTAAAAATATTCAAAGAAAAAGAAAATCAGATTTAGTATGGTTAAATGATCTTTGGATATACAAAGAATTACATCCTTATGTTCACGAAGCAAATAAACTGGCTGGTTGGAATTTTGATTGGAACAGAAGTGAGTCCTGTCAGTTTACAAAATATAAACACAATCAATATTATGATTGGCACTGTGATAGTTGGGAGAAACCTTATCAAAGAAAAAATAAAGATGATCCTGATAATGGTAAAATTAGAAAACTATCTATGACTTGTCAGTTAACAGATGGTTCAGAATACAAAGGCGGTGAATTAGAATTTGATTTTAGAAACTATGAACCACATATGCGAGATGAATTAAAACACAAAAAACAATGTAAAGAAATATTACCTAAAGGTTCTATTATTGTGTTTCCTTCATTTGTATGGCATAGAGTTAAACCAGTAACATCAGGCACAAGATATAGTCTTGTTGTGTGGCATTTAGGAAAACCATTTAAATAATGTATATAAATAATTATTTTACTACAAGCATTTGGACAGAAGACAAACCAGAGTTTGTTAAATCTTTAAACAAGGCTAGTAATAAATATATAAATGAAGCTAGAAAAAGAAACAAAGAACATATAAAAAAATTTGGAGACTTTGGCATATCACATCACTCCACCCCATTACTAAACGATAATGATTTTAGAGATTTTAGAGATTATATAGGGCTAAAATCTTGGGAATATTTAGATCATCAAGGATATGACATGTCACAATACACAACACTATTTAGTGAGTTATGGGTTCAGGAATTTTCTAAAAAAGGTGGAGGACATCATTCTGCACATATACATTGGAATCAGCATGTATCAGGTTTTTATTTTTTAAAATGTTCGGATAAAACATCTTTTCCAATATTTCACGAACCGAGAACTGGAGCCAGAACTACCAAATTAAAAATGAAACCAGACATTCAAGGTGTTTGGGGTGGTCATGAATTAATAAATATTAGACCTAAACCTGGAACTTTAATTATTTTTCCAGGTTATTTAGAACACGAGTATGCAGTTGATTATGGTAAAGAACCGTTTAGATTTATTCATTGGAATATACAAACTTTACCAAAAGAAATGGCTAAGGATGTTTAAAAAAAATAAATACACAATTATTCGTCACGCAATATCAAAAGATTTAGCAGCTTTTGTTGCAAACTATTTTTTAATGCAAAAACAAGTTTTTGATACTTGTCGAAAAGCAAGATACTTTTCACCCTTTGAAACAATACTGGGTCATTATGAAAACCAAACTGAACAGATACCGGACACTTATTCACACTACTCTGATATTGCTATGGAAACTTTAATGTTAAAATGCCAACCAGTAATGGAAAAAGCTACAGGATTAAAGTTATATCCTGCATATACCTATGCAAGAATTTATAAAAAAGGTGATGTTCTTAAACGACACAAAGACAGATTTAGTTGTGAGATATCTACTACGATGAATCTAGGGGGTGATGAATGGCCTATATATTTAGAGCCATCTGGTAAAGAAGGTATGAAGGGCATTAAAGTAGATTTAAAACCAGGAGATATGTTAGTTTATAAAGGTGTTGAATTAGAACATTGGAGAGAAAAATTTAAAGGTAAAGAATGCGTACAGGTTTTTTTGCATTATAACAATCGTAAAACCCCAGGGGCGAGGGATAATATGTTTGACAAGCGTCCACATTTAGGTCTTCCTAATTGGTTTAAACGATGATATAATTCTTTGATGGAGGCACGGCACCACCACATACCCCGTGTCTCCTTCTAAGGATTATATATGTTATTAGGATTTGACGCATTTGCAGCACAACCATTTGCCGCTTCAGGTAATGAAAATAATGTTACTCTTGCGGTTACAGGTAATCAGCTTACAATTAGTATTGGAGACCCAGGTATTACAGCAGATTCTATTACAGAAATACCTAATCCAAATCCACTTACTTTAGGTACTGGTACTGTTAGTTTTGCTATTGATGTAGATTTTACAGTTACTGGATCGGCTATTACTTTAGCTACTGGAACTGTTATAGCAACGGCTGGAGCAGATGTAAGCATTACTGGAAATAATGTTGTAATTTCGTCAGGAACTGTTACAATTACTGCTGACGCAAATGTTGAGCCTAGTGGCATAGATTTATCTGTAGCTTCAGGAACAGCACAAGCAATAACATGGAGTGAAATAGTCCCAGGTGTTAGCATGACTTGGGTAGAAATAGACCCAGGAGTATAAAATTATGGCATCGACGTATTCAACAGACACAAAATTAGAACTTATTACAACCGGTGAAAAAGCTGGTCAATGGGGTGGTATTACCAATACTAACCTACAAATTTTAGAACAAGTAGCATCAGGGGTTTTAGATGTAGATATGGCATCTGGAGATGTTACTTTAGCTTTGACAGATGGAGCTACTTCTAATGGAAAAAATCAATATTTAAGACTTCATGGAACTTTAACCGCAAATAGAACCATAACGATGCCTTCAGGATCAGACCGAGTCTGGATTATGAAGGACGATACGTCAAGAAATACTACTAATAATTATACTCTAGGAGTATTAACAGCGAGTGGTACCACTAAAAAAATACCTATTGGAGCTACAGTTTTATGTAAATCTAATGGGACTCAAACATTAATAACTATTCTTGAAAAAGGTGGTGTTGGAATAAATAATACATACACTCCTTTTGCAGCAGTAGCTGGAGATCAAATTTTTTGTGATACTTCTTCAAATGTAATTACCGTAACTTTACCTTCTTCCCCTTCAACTGGTGATGAAGTAACCATCATTGATTCCAGAGGAAATTTTAATTCTAACAACGTAACTATTGATAGAAATGGTTCTCCTATTATGAGTGCTACAAGTAACGATGCTTTAGATGTCAATGGACAATCGGTTACATTAATCTATATAGATGGAACTAGAGGTTGGGCGTATAAGTCTAATACCGAAGTATTCCCAGCATAAGGAGCATAAAAGATGGCTCTTTTTGAAATGAAATTTCAACCGGGTGTCAATAAACAAGACACCGGCGTCGGCGCTACAGACCGATGGGTTGATTCCGATAATGTAAGATGGAGATATGGACTTGCTGAAAAAGTAGGTGGATGGTCTTCTTTACTTACCGACACTATGCATGGTGTAGCTAGAAAACAACTAGCTTTTACAGATTTAGAAGGAAATAGATACGTTGGAATAGGTACTGATAAATTTTTATTAGTTTATTTTGAAGGGGCACTTTATGATATTACCCCTTGGAGAACTAATTCTTCAGGAGCTCAAATTACTTTTGGAGCTTCTACTATAACTACTAACAGTACGTCTCCCGGTACATCAATTACTATTACTACAGGATCAGATCACGGTTTAGAAGTAGGAGATATTGTTGCTTTAGAATCTGTTACAATGCCTACGGCTTCAGCTTTAAACAAGAACAATATTGAATATACCAGTACTGATAGACAAGTTTGTCAAGTTATAACAGCACCAACTAATACTACATTTACTATTACATCTCCGACAGCAGAAACAAATGGGGGTGGTTCTGATTTAACTTCAGGAAGTGCCTGTACAGTATCTCCTTATCAAAGAATAGGACCTGCAGAACAATCTTATGGTTATGGATTTGGAATTGGAGACTATGGTGGAACAGTTACTGGAGTAGTAGATGATACATTAGACGGAGCATTAAACGCTGACACTGCTGGTACTGGTGGATCAGGTACAGCGGTTACAGTAGACTCTACTACAGGTTTTCCTTCGACAGGAACTATTGCAGTTGGAACAGTTCCCACTGCTGAGTTAATTACTTATACTGCAACCAATGCTACAAATTTTCAAAACATTACTAGAGGAGCTTTAGGAACAGCAACTCCAGGAACTTCAAATGGACAAGCTCATTCTGATGGAACCGCTCTTCAAAATGCAACTAAATGGACTAACTGGGGTGATGCAGTTAATGCAACAACAGTTACTCTAGAACCAGGACTTTGGTCTTTAAGTAATTGGGGACAAGTTTTAGTTGGAACAGTTGCTAATGGAAAAACTTATACATGGAATTCAGGAGTAAGTGGAGATACAAAATTTACCACACGTGCTTCTATGAACACAACAGATTATGTAACCGCTATTAGTAGTGGTGACGGAAATCCAACAGCTACTAGATTTACTTTAATATCTCCAACTACAAGACACTTAGTTCATTTTGGAACTGAGACAACTTTAGGAGATTCAAGCACTCAAGACGATATGTTTTTGCGTTTCTCGGATGTCAATTCTATTAATACTTT